CGGCGGCACTTTAGCCCATGCCCGTAATTCAGCATCGGTTAACGCTCCACGTAATTTTTTCGTCGTTATATCAGAGGTGTTGATTGCTGCAGTACCCGCATAGATAACTGACGCGCGGGCGCTTGGCGTTCCAACAGAGAAAGCATTGTCTGTCCTGAAATCGATGTTACCTGAAAACAGAGCGCGCCCTGATTCAAAGACGGCAAAGCCGGTTTTAGGTGAGGCTGACGCTTTTCCTGTCCCCACTTGAAAACGTACTGGGTCTTCGAGTGAGGTTTTGTATTCAGAAAAAGCCCCGAGTGCCGCGCAATAGGGATCCGCTATAGTATGTCCCCGTCCACCAGCAAAGGCATAAGGCGCATTAATCGTGTTGCCATATCCAAATGCAGATGAGTACTGCGCGACTGCACTGAACGTGTTCAGGCGTCCCCAGGAAACAGAATAATTTGCGCCAGTTTGCATTGTGATCTGATAGCCGCCAGCAAGGGAATAATTTGCAGCTGTACATTGATAACCCCAATGAATTGAATGCGAAGCCGCTGGCCCGTTCTTTGGAAAATCACTGGTCGTCGAACCCGCGCTAACCAGCGAACTAAATCCTGCAATGGCAATATTATTACCATTCCAGGCACCAATACCTCGCGAATAAAATGCAGGAAGCGTCAGCCTGTGTGTTACACCGCGCTCATGTAAGGCCTGCCAGATGCGGTAATAACCATGTTCCCAAAGCGATTTACCCAGCCAGTGCGTATAATCCCCTGTCTGGTCAACCTCATACTGCGTTAACAATCCTGCTGAATTAACATAAATGCAGTTGCGATTGTAATTTTCGCAGTAGTCAACCTGCGCCTGCCAGATCTGGTAGCGCATGTGTAATCCGCTCATACCCATGATAAACATCGGTGTGGTATCAGACATCCAGCTTTCTGCACGAAATTGTTTATCCAGTGTCGCAAGTTTTGTTCGATAATCCGTTACGGTATCCGTCAGGGCATTTTCTTCACCCTGTGCAAATACCAGAAAATCAATATCAGTTTTTCCTGTGGCTATAATTTCAGGTGACATGAACGCTGCTTCAACTTTACTTTTAATCGCAGCATAGCGAACTGAATCAACACCTTCTGCAGTCCAGTCTTCAATCGGACGACCGCCAGCGGCATCGTAGATGATGTAAACCTTATCGGCTTTATGCTCATCAACCAGGCGATGTGCAAACGCCAGAGCGATATTGTTGTTGCCTTTGTTACCATCAGGGCTGGAATATGCAAAAGGGTTTTGAGTGAAATCACTGGACCCCCACGAACTATTACGTGGATTCCATACTTTTACTTTCGGGTTTCCAGGATTTGGACCACCGCTGTTTGCCCCCGCCGCATTTGACTGACCAGTGATCACAATGATGTAAACTTTTTGCCTCAGAATCTCGCCTACTGTTGTATCTCCGATCCCGATATATTCACCACCGTGTGATGAACCAAGTTCGAGCATGATATCTTCTGCTGAACCCGTAGCAGGCAATACGGAAACAGGATTCCCCAGATCGTTAAAGGCCAGGAGCTTCCCCGCACGTACTGCTGTGGAAGGTAACACATTGATATACTTTTCTGGTACCCGCAGCACTCGAGCAAGCGCAACATTTTCGATATATGTTTTTGTTGTAAAATCCTGCGGGTTTATCGGATCACCACCATTTGCAATCCGAAAACCTTCCGCGTCAAATGGCCCACCAAGGAGAGGTCGCTGTAAAGCCAGTCCCAGATAGGTATATGCACGTTGCATCGCCATCCAAAGACGATCAAAATCTTTATTCACCGTATCAGCAAGTAAATCACCGTTATCCTGGTAATCCGTCAGGCGACTGGTTGGTACGACGCGCTCCAGCATTATTACCGATCCTTTCACCGGAGGAGTGTTGAAAATAATATCTCCACCCTTTGTATTACCCACGCCGGAAACGCTGAAGCCGCTCAGGGCAATCTTGCCGTTGACAGTCACCTGAATATCGCTGGCACTGATGATGAAGAACTCGAAGGGAAAAACGGTCGTCAGACCGTTGGCGTTATAAATATTATAGGGGGTCTGATTCGGTACCGACATGGCATGTAACCTCTGGCAGGGTTAGTAATCGACTTCAACCTCATGGTCTCCGTCACTTAACTGCCAATGTTCGCGCGATTGTCCGGTCGGGATCCCGACCACTTTACCTATTCGTACTGGCGTTGCACTGACAGCGCCCGCCCCTGAATCAATGAAGTCGTCCGGCTGGTTGGTCAGCGCTGGGTTGAAGTCACGCATCTGGTCGTACATCGGACCGTCCAGCACGTAGCTATGTGCCCACAGGAACCGAGAGGACAACGGCGCTTCGAACGCGTCAAGTATGCGCTTCTGTTTGTTGGTAACGCTGAACTCTTCCCGAACGCCACAGCCGGTTCCTTTTAACGCCTGCCGCAGCAATTTTCCCGCAAAGCTGCCGGGTCCGTTTACCTCGACACAGACAACGGGGATCTGGTATCTGATAACCAGCTCTTTGATTTGCGACACCTGCCCGCCAGTGATCTTGTCGTTATCGTCAAACTCTGCCAGTTCGCCAGTCAACTCCTTGCAAACATGCCAATACAAATGGCCGCGCGCGTCAGTCAGTATCAGTGAAAACGCCGAGGCGTCCGCTTTCACCTTGCCTGTAGCCACATCCCACCACGCCACAGCACCGACAATTTGTGTGCTGCCTAGCCACATTGACGCAGTGCGGTTGGCGTAGCGTATTTCCGGATGGATGTTGTACTCGCGGATACGCTCAGGATCGAGACGAACGTCACCAACGGGCTTACTGTGCAACTGGTACTGGCTGTCCCACTCGTTAATTGTGCGAGTTTCTTTTCGGCGGTTCTCCATTTCTTCGCGGGTGAAACGCTCTGGCCAGGCGCAATCTGAGTAGAAATCTATAACCGTATCTGGCACTACAGCGAACTCCACGCCGTCTTTGGTCAGCTTATAGTCAACATCCTCGACCAGCAATCGCGCCGCTTTATGAATGCCCGTAAAAACGTATTCCGGCCGGAACGGAATGACGTAGCGCAGCTGTGTGGCGTCTTTCGTCTCGATGCGCTTTTCTTTATCAAACAACTTAATAGTCAGACAGTCAGCGCCCATAGATTCGACCTCATCATAAAGGCTGTCGTGCGTGTGAGGAGTGCCGATGTACAGCTTTCGTCCACCGGGGATCAGGATGTGGGTCTGCTCGCTCAGGCGGTACCGCAGCTTTTCACGCGCTTCCGGCGTCTGGATATTGCGGGGAACTTCCACATCATCATTCTGGCACTCGTTGGCACGTGCAGAAGTAACGTTAGACAGAATGCCTTTGGCGTACATGCTGCCGTTACGCATATCCAGTGCGCCATTTACCCACCACTGCTCGACGGTACCGAGTCCGTCAGGCAACATGCCTTTAGTCAGTGGGTGATTGCGCAAAACGTTCTGTGTATCGCGGCTGGTTTTGTATGCAGTTGGATCAGATTCAGACTGGTGCAAAATACGGTACTGGCGGTCGCAGTAGTACCGCCAGGCATTATACACCGCAAGGACCGTTGATTTACCGAAACCACGGAAACAGCGAAGCACCGCGAGGTTTCCGCGATGCTCCAGCCAGTGGCAGGCCTGATAGTGGCAGTCCGGAACGTCCCAGTTCATCCGCTCCGCCCACAGTAAAAAAAAGGCGAGGAACGAAATCATTTTTTGCCTTTCTGCAGACGCTCGATAATAGCGGCCGCTTCCCGTTCAGCCTTAGAAACCTGCTGGCCCAGCGCAAAGGCTTCATCATCCTGGCCGGGGTTGTCAGAAGGCGTACCGCCGCGCGTCTGCATACCGATAAGAGAATGAACTTTAATCAGAAGTGTCAGCGATGCCGCCGCGTTCTTCTTATCCCAGTACCGATCGCCACGCTCCTGTTTTGTTAATTCGCCTATCCGTTTGTTACCCCCGGCCCAGCTCTCGGGGTCAGCCTCTTCCAGCACCACGTCAGTAAGTTTGTCGCTCAGCGCGGTAAGGCGTGTTTTGTAATCCTGATGCATAAAAAAGCCCTGTAGTGAATACAGGGCTATGGTGTATGCTTTTTGCGGACGGAATCCTGACTTTCACAAGGAACATAAGAATGAGAATATTATTCCCTTTATTGATAATGTTTCCCTTTACGGCCTTTGCCTCCACAGATTTAGTTTATGGGTCAGAATATATCGTTCCTATATCAGGGCCGGGTATACCCATTACCAATCAGTACACCGACTATAAAGTCATTGCAGGTATCGACAATGGTAAAAAAATCGAACTTCATGTGTCGGTATTGCGGCTACGGAAGTACAAAGAAAATGCAGATTTCAGCGAATCTAATAAAAATTATGTAGAAGGAAGTAAAACCGTATTCAGCTACGGCGCTAATGTTTACACAGAGGACTTTATAAAACTTACATCAGAAGTCGCTATAAACTCGACAAAAGAAGGCCTAAAAAAATTGTATTGTACGCCTGATGGTTTTTATCCTCTGTCATCACAGGAAAGACTATTCTACGAAACGAGGAAAGAACATAAAAAAGTAATGATCTATTATTACAGTGATTCAGGAGAATCCCTTATGTTTGGGTTTGGAATTTCTCCGGAATCATGTAATTCGAAATAGCTATCGCATACCGGGATCCACCTGATTAATCAGTGGCGCGATCCAGAACAGGTTATTTCCCGGTAGCAGCGTACGTACGTTGTGCAGAACACGGTCACCAGAATCACCATTCAGCACGCCAGCGGTCACATCGCTAACATTATCGAGCAGCCCGAAGGTTGGGCCGAGTGCAGAGCCGATGAAACCACGACTGGCGTAACGCGACTGCGTGCCGGTACCCAGCAAGGGGCCAAGCCCGACGACACCGCCACTGGCCTTTTCCGCCATGTTGTTGTATTCCATCAGCGGGCCAAGAATACCGGAACGGTCAACGCCCTCGATAACCAGTTTTTCCGGCGACCAGTCCACATCGCGCCCGTTGGCCGTCTCCTTAAGTACGTATGTCAGCGCACCGAGACCAAGCTGGAAAGCAACACCATAGTAAAATTGTGCAGTTCCTTCCTGAAGGCCACCCAGGGTGGAGCGATTATAGGATGAGGTTGCAAACGTTTTAAACTGGAAGACAGTTTTTCCAAGCTGCGTACTGGCCCACAATGGCGTATCGCCAATTCCGGGGGTTATAACGGTATTGCTGACGTCCTTCAGTACCGCCGACTGGAATATGCCGGCAACGTGCTGATCGTCCCATTTTTCAAAATTACCAATGTGCCAACCGTCGATAACCTCACCATGTCGCTTAAATTCAGCCCGGACGCGGGCGGCCATGTTGTCATTAATACCTAATTTGGCAAGACGACGACCGGTAAACACCCCGGACAAAATGCCGTCAGAGGTCACCATCCCCGTAACGGATTTGTTCATATCGTCAAAGTGTCCCATCAGCGTGAGCTTGCCGAATACTTCTGTAACGCGTTCCATGCCGGCTTCAACCGCTGTGGTACGCGATGAGCTGTTCACCAGATCTCCCATCGCTCTTGCGCGGGTATGCAGAATACTTTCCAGCCCAACGGCCATTTTCAGCTGCTCGGCACGGTTAGCCTTGAATGCGGGTGAACGTGAAATTAACGCGCCGTAGCCGCGCATGGTATTTTTAAACCCATTGACCATAATACCGCGTGCCAGATCCGGGATAGACGATACGGTCATCCCCCCCAGTTTGGTGACAAAGTTAGCGCTACGCAGGAACGCCCCGGCGCGGACAAAGAAGGACGACGGATCATCAGGCATACCGTACGTGCCCGCAAGGCGGTCGCGCAAAGCTGTGATATCGCGGATATCGTTATCTCGGACCTTCGCCAATTTCGCCTGGTCTTTGGGATTCTGACGCATCAACGCGTCGAATTCGTCCTGAATATCCTTAAGCTGCTTTTCCAGCGTCTTATTGCCAAAGGTGCGGGTAAGCTCAACCTCTGCGGACGCCTCGCGAATATGACGCTGCAGGACATAGTTAGCGTCGCTTTCCAGATAATCTTTCATCAGGCGATCGGGTACGCTCAGTGTTCTGCCTTTGGTGCTTTTTGCTGACTTGACCGTAAACACATTGGCGAATTCCTGCGGGATTTTTGCGCCCACAATTTTGTTAATGGTGGCATCCGCTGTTATTTCTGCCTCTTCGCGTGACATAGTTTTCTCGCCGCGCGACCACCAGTCGACAAGCATATTGCGGAACTTATCACGCTCGTTGGCAATTTTTCCGACTTTGTAGACGCGCGGGAAGTAGCTCTCCTGGCCGATGGCTTTCAGCTCTTCATCCGGAGGCAACAGCCCCAGCTTTTGTTGTGCGACCTTCACACGGTTAACAACGGTGCGCATGGCCTGCGCCGTTTCCTGCACTACCGGATTAGCATGCACATCGCCGCTACGCATGGCATGGCCAACGTCCTCCCGGAACAAGGCAAAACTCTTGTTGCCACCACCAGCTTTATATTTTGCGTATGCCTGTTTGTTGGTCACGACTACCGCCGCCTCTTCACGACGCCAGCCACGAACGCGGGTTTCAGTCGCTACCGGCGTTTCAATACCGCGTGCATTGCCTTTCAGCGTGAAGTTGTTTTCCGCCAGCTCCAGCGCCGTACGCCTTGCCGTTTTTGACGGCGATTCCATCAAACGGGTTATTGGCGTCAGATAGCTACCCGCCTTCCATGCCAGTTTACCCACCGGACCGCCAGATACCGGGGTTAAATCCTCGAGCGTTGCTTCGCTGATCCGTGCGGCGCCCACGCTGCCGCCCTCCGGAAGTGAAGCCGCAGCAGTATCTACTGGTGATGTAACACGCATGTTGTCCAGCGCATCCGCCACCTCGCGGGTTGCCGCCTTTTTCACGGAGGGTGTGAGCATTACCCCTGCACTGGCAAAAATGCCGCTCATCAACGCACCGGCGGCAACATGCGCGGCGCTCTCGCCGAAGGTGCGGGTAATCTGCTGGTTATTAAGTGCGACCTCACTCAGCGCCGTACCCGTAGCGCCAATTGCAACCTGAGAACCAATGCGTGCCAGCGCGCCGCCCTGCGCACCTGGAATAAACATCGAAGCAATAGTCACCGGATCAACAAACCCGGCTGCAATGCTGGCCAACACGCCTTCGCCGCCAGCCTCTGACAGCACCCGACGGTCTTCGTTTTCGTCATCAATCTGCTGTTTCAGCCAGGCGGTTTCCTCTGGCGAACGGGAGTCAGCAAAGGTGGATCCCCACGGTTCATACCCGTGTAACTCGTTTTTATCCGTGTACGGGTTATACCCTTCAACCGTCTCAAACTGTTTAGCCGGGCGAAACAGACCACCCAGCAGGTTATTCTGGCGGAAGGCCGCACCCCATACGGAAGGCTCCGGCTGCTGCGGCTCAGGGTTCGTCCCTTCCGGCAACGAAACATCAAACCCCGTCGGTTCGGCCAGCACGTTGCCCGACGGGGTAAATCCATTATTCAGTTCATCAGGAGTGGTGTACACAGGCATTATTCAGCGCTCCACGAAAAGTAATTTTTAACCCTGCCCATGCGCTCGTTATGCAGGCGTTTGTACTGCTCATCCAGCGCGCGATGCTTGTCTTTAAATCCGCGAATATCCTGCCCCCGCGTGAGTTCATCCTGCGCACGCTGCTCGCGCTCCTGCTGCATTTTCTTATAAGGCTCCCACTCTTCGAGCGACGGTTTCCAGCGCATGGGGCGACCGTGCTTATCGTAAAATGGCTGAACTGCCTCGATACCGTCTTTATCTTTCGTCCGCACCATAATGGCGTAATCACCCTGGCGCGCGGTCAGCACATCAGGTGTAATTTCCAGCTCACCACCGATTCGGGATTCAGGCGTTTTTGTCTCAACAACTGGCGCGCTACCGGATGTGACCCCGAGCTGCGTCGGACTGGTGACTATCGTCTCTTTGCGGTCACCGTACATCAGTTGCTCTTTTTCGGCTTTCCACTGTGCAGCCTGCCAGCCAGACGGACCGTAGTTATAGAGCGCCTCTGGCGCGTACTTCATGAATTTAGCGCCGCCGTTCACTTCGCTGATGCTCCATGTGCGGGCAACCTGCTGGTTGGTCATTTTCTTCGCTGCATCTGCGTTGCCGCCAGTGGTGCGATAGTTAATGTCATACAGCGCCTGATAGTCATTACGGAAGCGTGCAGCCTCCAGCGTCTGGTCATCCGCCGAAGGATCCCAGCGGAACCACTGCGCCATGTTGCTGACAGCAGAGTCCATCGCCTTACTACGATCCTTTTTGTACTCTTTGGTGTGCTGCGTGGACGCCAGTTGTGCCTTAAGCGCATCAGTCTGGTTGTACGTCAGGTTCTGCGCCTGCTCGATAGCCGCATCAGAAGACATACCGGAATCGGTAAGCTGTTTTACCGTCAGATAAAAACCCTGCATATCTTTAGGCATATCGCCGACAGATGCAGGGTCGGTATCGTACAGGCGGTTAAACAGCTCTGCGCCCTGCCGCACTGTCTCCGCGCTGCGGGCGCGGGATATGGCAGAAAGCTGCGTTGTAACCTGTGACGGAATAATGCCGGTTTGCGCCACCTGCTGCACAATACCGTCGTGCGTGGTGGCGTCGTTAATGCGGAAATTCTGTGCGGTATAGGTCGTATCGGCGGCTTTCTGCATGGATTTATTCAACGGGTCGAGCTTCTCCCCCATTGACAACGCCTCGTTAAAACGACGGGCGTCCCGCTGTGCCTGAATGGCTTCATTACTTTTTTGCACCAACACGCCCAGCTTGCCGTAAGCATCAAGTTTCAGCGCGTAATCAGGGTCGTTAGCCTGCGGCTTCATTTTCGCAAGTTCGGCCTGCTGCTCTGCAGGTGAAACATACTGGATAGCCTGAAAGGTGCGTGCGTTATCAATGGCAATATCCAGTTGCTTAACGGCTTTTTCCCCCTGCTCACCATAGGCAAACATAATAGACGCCTTATCCGGCATCGCATCGGGTACCTCGCCGTTGTACAACTGCACCATAGTATTGTTAAGAATGGGATCTATCTGCTGACGCAGGTATGCGCGTTGTTCGCGTATCTGCGATTCCGCAATATTGTCGATTTTATTAACTGCGACCGGATCCAGCCCGGTTTTATTTTTACGGTACCGCGACAGCCAGCCGCGGGTTTCCGCCGGGAGTTTACTGATAAACGCCGCCTCTGAAATTTCCCCCTTACGCGGGTCGCCCATTCTATCGATCAGTTTATCGACGTTACCCATGCCCCAGTTATATGCGGCCCCGGCCAGCGTTTCAGAGCCGTATTTCCCATACAACTGGTTAGCGTAATCGCTCGCCAGCAGCGCATTCTGCTCTTCGTCTGCGGGGTTATATTCCACACCGCGTTTTGCGGCGAGCTCTTTCCCCGTGTCCGGCATTAACTGATATTTACCCTGCGCACCTTTCGGTGACGTTATGACGCTGCCGTCGGGATTAAGATGCCTGCCGCCGGACTCAACAATGCCGATGGCGCGCATATCCAGCCCACCAAAGTTGCTTACAGGAATATCTCCGCTTAGCCAACGTTCTGGATAGGTTACTGCGAAACGGGAAAACCGCTGCTGGTCTGCCTGCTGGTTGGCTTCTGCTACCATCAGATTAATTGTTTCCTGCGGCCAGCCCTGTGCCTGTCCGTACAGTTCAATAGAATGCTTACGCGCACCGCGAGCAAGCCCCGCCGCCTGCGGATCGTCAAAGGCTCCCGCTTCCTGTTCAACGGACGATTTGACAGTGGCGTCCAGTTGTTGGCGCTGTGCCTGTTCCGTCTGCGAGCGCTCAAAACCGTTGTAGGTACTGACGCGGCGAACTTGTCCCGCCTTCCATTGTGCATCGAAGTAATTAAGTTGACTGGGCGGTACCCGTTTTCTGGCCTCTTCATAATCAGACGCATCAGATTTACCCATGTCCAGCCCAACGCCGGAGGATTTAAACCCCTGCCGGGTAGTCAGCGCACCCGTCTCCGGATTTTCCCAGCGATCAGCAGACTTTGCATCGAGATCAAGAAGAATAGCCTGTGTTGCTGCCACATCCGCTTTATCCTGCACGCGTTGTACATCTTCAACTGTCTGGCCCAGAGCTGCCCCCAGACCAGCCACAGAGTTACCAATCTGACCTACGTTACCGATACTGATACGCGTCGGATTAGCCTGCGGCGTTACGTTGCCAAAATTACCCGTTGGAATTCTCACAGTTTTTACTCCGCATAAAGTCCGTATTTGCCCTCTTTAGCTGACTTCCAGCCACTGTAGGCTTTACCTCCAGCACTGAGCAGCGAACTACCAGCGCCGATATAACCTGCCATTGCCGCGTTTTTTCCGCTGATGCGATCGGCCTGCGCCTGTGAATTCAGCCTGGCGCTCTGATTCGCGCCATTCAAAATGGTCTGGTACGCATCCTGTTCTGCGTCCCCCACGATACCGGACTGAATACGCAACGCCGTACCTTCTCCAGTGTCAACACCAGACGCTGCCAGCGCGGCATTCGCCTGGGCTGCCTGCGCCCTGCCCGCCTTGCGGATGCGATGAGCTTCTACCCGTGCAGCTGCCTGCGCGGCTTCTGCGTCGGCTTCCGCCTGTGCCGCCTGGTAGTTGGACATTTTCTTTTGCTGCTGACCGCTGTAGACAGCACCACCCGCAGCAAGAACGGACGCGCCAATTGCAGCCACCTCTAACCCGGTACACATCGTTACACCTCTTTGGAATAAAGCAGACCGGTACGGGACAGGCCGAGACGTGAATACAAATCACCCGTGCGCTCTTCATGCACGCCCGTGGTGATCCCCATGTTTATGATCACGGCGCCATGCTCTTCCGCCCATGTGATAAATGCTTTCGCGAGACGCGGGCCCGGAGTGCCGCCGCGATGCTCAGGCGCGACAAACAATCCATATTCGAATGCCATAAGCTGGCGACTGAACCACTGCTCAGCAATACCTCCGGCCAGCCAGCCGATTACAGTACCGTCTTTTTCAGCCACCAGCAGACAGCCAGCAGGTGATGAAATAAGAGTGCGCGCGAGCTCTGCGCATTTTTCTTTGTCGAATGGTGAATTCTGCGAATAGCGGGACTCGATATACATCCGAGCCCCCAGCTCGATCAGCGCCGGAATATCACCGGCGATAGCGTTACGTACCATGTCAGCCCCCGTTACTGGTGAATGTGAAAATAATGGCAAGAAGATGGAATGGCAGCGGCTGGCGCTGCTGGATTGTCAAGGTGTCTTCCCCTCGCTCCCAGCCGAGTTTTCCCCAGTAATGATCGCCAGTGAAAAGCGGAGCAGGCTGGTTGAGGATTTTGGGCCCGAAACGGCGGAACGGAATAACCTGGCCGTTGCACTCTGCACCAATGGTTTCGAGAAAACGCATCGTCACTTCGCTGGTGCGCTTCTTCGCGTTCTGCGTGGTACCCTCCGTGGTCTGAACCTCTGGTGAAAGCGTTTCGATCGTGCTTTCGAAGTGCAGGCCGATCTCTACGTTTTTAGCCTTGCGCGAGAGGGTGATTTGGCCTGAGGAAACTGTGTACGCAGGCATAACAGCACCGTCGGCAACTACGTCAACCGTCTGCCCCTCAAGGTGGGAAAGACCAGACCACGTGGCAGAACCGGCGCTACTGGTGCCGGTTACTGCGGAATCGGTATTCAGGGTGCTGTCGAATATTTCAACATAACGAACGGTCTGGCCGTTAATCTCGCGACGAACAATGACGTAAACCACATCGTCGGTGTCGGACGGGATGGTCGCCACAGACTCGAACGCGCCAGCAGTAACCTGACGAGACCAGGCAATGACGTCCTGAGCACGGTCAATAGCCATAGTGACGGCAACGCCATCAGCCCGGACCATCCAGATAAACGCGTCAGGTTGTTGCTGGTATGCCATGTCCAGCACGCCACCGGACGTGATGTGCTCGGCCAGCACTGTCATATCGTTGGCTGAGTAGGAAACAAAACTGTCAGGGTCGTACGCCACAGCGTAGAGTTTGCGCCCGGCGCGCTGTACGAACATGATTTCGGTACCGACACGCACAGGGCGGATCCCATTGCAGCCGTACGGGCTCGGATTTTTCACCGAAATATTTGTAGGTGTAATCGCCGCATCGTTGCCGGAGGTGATCGTAAACTCGCCGCCGTAGGTGAGCGCAATCAAGGTGTTCATCTGCGCCAGATGCACAATTGGGTTGAGCTGGTCAGAAGACAGCGTGAAGCTGATCGCATCATCATCCTCGGTGCCAATCTCAAAAGACAGGTAAACGCCCGTTTCGCTCCACCAGATTGTTTGCGGGTATTTGGGTGACCCCGCCAGGACAAGTCGCTGCTGGTACAACGTCACCGCGCCGGGATAGCCAAATTCCTCCGTCCAGACAGTATCCTCACGCGTCCATGCACCGGGGGATGCTGCCTGCGTCGCGCTTAAATCTGTGCGGATAGTACCGACTGCAACCTGCGCGCTGGTGATGCTCTTAATCAACACCAGACCGCTGTTAATGCGAACGTACGAACCAACATCTTCCGATACCCAGCCTGTGCCAGTAAACGCGGGGGTATCGTCATCATCTGCGGGTTCGGCATCACTGAGCGTCAGCGTGATTTCTGAGCCGACGAATTCTTTAACCGATGGCTTACACCATTTTTCCGGCGTGTCGCGGATTTCGTCGAATGGCTCAACGATAAACGGCGCGGCTTCCAGTACCCAATCAGTTTGCCCCTTACGCTGTAAGCGGTGCGGCGGAACGCTCTGGTGCACTAAAAACATCGTGTCAGCGCCCTGCACGTAATTCACCTCAGACAACATATCGACGGTGTACGGGCTGGCGATTTCATAAGGGGTATTGTCGTCATTTACCAGCTGCCGACCGTTCTGGTATATACGCAGGTACCCATCGCCAAATTCGAGCATGTACGCCTGCGAGCGATTAAAGACGTAAGGGATCAGTCGAGCAGTCCGGTCACCATATTTAGCGGCAGCAGCAAAGCGCGTACCCGGTCGTCGAACGACACCGCCCTGCACCACGCACACGGAGTTTTCGATAATCTTCGCGCCGTTGGCGTAGCGGGCAATATCAACACGCCCCATAAGACGCGGGGAGACTTCCCCGGCGGTGAAATTGGTTTTGATTAGGTTCGCGCGCATTTCAGAACCTCGACTCATAAGTTGGGTAGCCGCCAAGCTCTTCCGGCGGGTCTTCCTGGCCGTCAACGGCTTTAGCCTGTTTAAGCAGGAATGCAGCCTCCTGCACCAGACTATCGCGCAGGCTGGCGGAGCTGGTCACCGCATATGCCAGTTTGGACTGCATCATCATCTCGGCAACATCCACCAGCGCCGCATCCCACGTGGACTCGTCCTCGTTACGGAAGATATAGCGCAGCCGAATCACATCGACGTTAGAAAGCAGCCGGCTGCCTTCAATCCGGTAATCAATATCATCCCGCGGGTCACCGACGGACAGGACGCGGATAAGGTCACCGGGTAGAGAAAACTGATAACCGTATCCAAATACAGGCGCAGCACTGACGGGCGAAAGTACAACGCGTTTTATCGCGCAGTTCCACGGATGTGCGCGGAGTAATTTATTGCGCACAGTAGGGTAAAGGTTGGCGCAGAGACGGGCATGATCCGTATCTTCGTCGAAATCATTTATCGGGTGAGCACCCAGCGCCAGAAGTGCGTTTGAGCAGATAGATACACTCGAAGTCATGGCAGAGCCTCAGATGAAAAAAGGCCGGGGGTATACCCCGGCAAGCACACCAGCGGCATTAAGCAACAAAGTCGATAGCAACAACTTTCGATTCGTTGGCACGACCTGCACCATAGGACGCATCGACAGAGATCTGAATGGTGTTGTTTTTATCGCGGCGCGGACCAATATCGACGTTGTACTCAGCGCCGGTACCGAAATGCACAGCGGATTTACACCACGCAGCTGCGGTTTTGGTAGTTACACTCTCCGCTGTTACAGAATCCAGCTTCTCGTAAGCCAGCCAGTTAAAGCCCAGCCACTTGGAAGACACTGCACCTTCCTGGAGCATTTTCACCGCCATAAAGTCAGCAGAAGTCAGCGTGGTATCGCTGAGGATCTGCGTCAGCATGTCGGCGTTGTACGTCATGTACAGCTCTTCGCCGTTCTGCTCGTCACACTCGTTACGGCGGAACATCGCTTTAGCGGCGATCAGCTTAGCTTTGGTCATGCCCGTACCACCCGCAACGATTTTCTGAGCAGCCGGGAGAGCAACCGGAGCGTATGCGCCGTTGTGCTCAGTTTTACGCAGCACGGTATCGAGCAGCGCGCGGTAGATAACATCGTCTTTTTTGCGGTTGGCAGCTGCCAGGGTGAGTTGCAGATACGGTCCCTGCGGGTCGGCGATCAGCTTACGCAGGTCGCGCTTCTCAACCGGAACGAACACGGCATAATCCGCCATCAGTGCGTTACGGGTACCGGCTTCCGGTACATCCCAGACGGTGTCACCGAAACGCGTGGTGACCTGCTGCATTTCGATGGTGCCCATGTCATTGATGGTGAACGACGCACCGGTAATCATTCCACGATCGTTTACCGCAGCCTGCAGGCGGGAATCCTTCTGCTGTGAGGCAATTTCAAAGGAATCATGAAACTGCGTTACAAACGCTGCGGTGATCATGTTTTTGTTAGCATCAAAAGGCATAACAATCACTCCAAAAATTATCGCCTTGCGGGGTGTCGGTTTCCCGGCCCAAATATCACAGTGCGACTGGCGCTAACGCACTGCGGGAAAATCAGGTATCCGGCGTCCCCGCCGGGCTGGTTGTGGTGAGATTGTTAGCGAGGTGCGCGGTCGGAATCCCGACCAAATGAAAAAAGCCAGCGATTAAGCTGGCCTTTGTGATATGTCACGCTACGGTTTGATCGCCGTAACGCTTCTGGTAATACGCTTTGACCTGGGCGGATACCCGCTCGTGATCGGCGTGTTTCGGGTCCATATACGCCGGAGACTTCATCAGGTCGCGAATGGCCTGCTGTTCTTCCAGATTGATATCGCCACCTGCTGGCGCGTCCTCCTGCATTTCCGCGCCGACTTTCGCCAGCATGCGAATAACCATCGGGTTGTTGCCGATCTCATCCATGCGGCCTTTGTCGGCATCGTCAGCAAGCTGATTGAATGCGCGGTACGCAAGACCAATGTTTTTGTTAAAATCCGCGTCGGTCTTCCAGACTTCACGCAGTTGCGTAGCTGCATTGTCAGCATCCAGTTGCGCAGCGCCGCCCACCAACTCAGGTGCACGCTGTGCGTACTCACCAATGATGAAACTCATCTGGTCATTGGTGATGCCCTTGGCGTGCGCGGTCTTCATGAAACTCTGCATACGTGGATCGGCTTTAAACTCTTCCCAGTTAAACCCCTCGACGTCTACCTTTGGCGCGTACTCATCTGACGTTTTCGGCGCCGTACCGACGCTCCCCATCCGTTTTTCAAGCGCGACATGAGCCTCAGCCAACTTACGGGCCGATTGCTCAACGTTAAGCGCGCCATCTTCGCCGCTGACACGGTATTTTTCCGGTAACCAATCATTCGCGCCCGGCTCGCCCGCGCCGGTGCTGAGCAGAGAATTGCCAGAAGGTTCGCCAGTACCCGGATTATTGCCGCCATCGTCACCACCTCCGTTACCGCCTGGCTGTTCTGCGCTCTGCTCAGCGTTCATGAATAAGTGTTTAAGCTTCCACATCGTCTTCTACTCCATCGGCCTTGTTGATTTCGCGCAGGATGAAATCCAGTACGGATCGCTGCCCTGCCCTGTAACACGTTTCGCGGTCGCCCTCGGTACCGCCAGGGACGTACGCCGCGCGCCCGAAACGGCGCGTTAATTCTTCCAGCACCTGAGAACCACCAGGCATTTCTTCGAAAATGCGCCTGTAGTCTGCAGGTTCCGCCTGTTTGATTCTCATCAGCCACCCGCCAGTTGTCTGCCTAATGCTGCGCCAGCGCTTTGACCTGCTGCGCCTGCCGCCTCGCTACCCGCCTGCATAATCAGCGCCTGTTGCTGGGCCTGCTGCTTTACTTTCTGGCGCTGTTCGCGCAGGTCTGCCACAACATCGGAAGAACGAATGACTTTCGCCGGAACGCCGAGCGCATCAGCCACAACGCGCGTGGCTTCGTCGGTATCGACGAGATCAACAACGTCCTGGCTGATTCCGGCGAGATTTGCCACGTTCGCGCCGAGGCGTTCGATTGCCGTTACGTCCTCCAGCTTCTGGGCGCGTGCCAGAGGCGAAATGTATCGCACGTTGAAATTGGCGTTCTGCAGGCTCTCCGGCGGCGGGGAGAAGATGCCAGCGCGGAAAGCGATGCCAAAGCAGCGCACCACCAGCAACTGGAGGTATTCAGCCTGAAAGCGCCCATACACCGGGCCGAGCAACTGGCGAATGAGTGCGACGCGCACGTGCACTTCTGTGGCGGTCATCGCTGGCCCGTCCTGCGGCTGTAGCTGGTCGGCCATCATGATTTTACGGATAGATGCCTGCAGGCGTTCTTCAGCGGTGAATGCCACGCTGAAATCTGAACCGGTCAGTAACGGTTTCATGCTGTCGGTGCTGTTCGCCACGATGATGCGACGCGGGCCGACCTTGACCGTGCGCGGGTTGAGTACGCCGTCGTCTTCGGCAATCCACATGCCAGAAATAGCGAGATCCTGCGCGGCTTTTTCCATGCGCTTGGTTTCGTTCAGCTCTTTGCAGTCTGGCAGCGCGTCGTACACTGGGCCGATGCCGTAGGAGCCGCCGGGGATCTTCATCCAGCGCGGGACACAGCAAGGGAATTCGTGATAGCCCGATTCGCGCATCACCTGCTTGTTGCTCACGTCGACGTTGTACGACGCATAGCGCATGTTTTTCGCCAGACGGGCATCGACCATGTAGGTTTCGCGCGGGAAAATGCAGTGCAGGAAATCGAATTTATCGTCGGGCTTTTTTTTCGCCGCGTCGCGGATCTTCTCGCTGACCTTATCCGCGCCAAATTCTTTGATGGCCTGCTCTGCGGTCAACTGGTAGCGGCGGTATATCGTGTCCACGATTCCATCCCTACGGGTGGACGTGACATAACACTGCGCCAGCGGCCATTGCTGGAAGGTGTAGCCGCCCTCTTCGCGGTCCTCGTCGATGTACAGAACGAACCAGCCAACGCACACTACGTCGAGATTTGCTTCATAGCCCTCGGCGTCGAAATTAGAGGCGTGGATATTTTCCCACACCAGCGTGGCGCACTCAGACAGCCAGGCTTTCGCATCGTCCGGCAGCGATTCGCTGTTGAGATTCAGCCACTGCGCATTCGCCGGGGTCATACCAGACATAAGCGCAGAGGCCAGCATGCGGGCGCTATCGGTGGCAGTGCCATCCAGTAGCTTCGCCACCTTGTGTTTTGCGCTCTGAGCGTCGAGCAGTTCGTCAGAGAATCCCGCGCCGCGCAGCGGATAGGTGTAGTCATAGCACTCGCGCCAGACGCTTTCATGCTGCTGGCGGTTGGCTTTCAGCGTGTCAGAACGCTTAATCAGCTTAACGGCGAGTTCATCCATCAGTTACGCCCCCAGGGTATTTTTCTGCTGCGCTGCCTGCGCACCAGAAGACAGCAGAGAGCTGCCTGAATCAGCCGCCCCCTCTGCGCCACTGGCGAGAAGGGATGAGCCTTTCTTGCGCTTCTTCCGCGCTGCTGCATCTGCGTTTGCCGCTTTCGCTGCTGCGTCGGCAGCTGCATCCGCTTCGGCCTGCGGGTCGGTCTGAACGACCTTAGGTGCTCCGCCTCCACACATAACGCTCCCCCTTAACCTGGTACGTGCCAGCCGTGCGCAGTCAAAACGGGTTTACCCGTCACCGGCTGGCGTTTGCCCTCTTCGTTCGTCACATAGCCGTGCGGCGCAGCGGGTGCCGCCGTGGTGGCTTTTTTGACGAGCAGGAGGAATTCGAGATTGTCGGTAAGTTGCTGGTCTGCCAGGTCGGTAAAGCCCAGTTCTTCAAAACGGGCAATGATGGTGGCGCCCTGCTCGTTGATGGTTTCCAGCAGCGTATTACGTTCAGCGAGGGCAGCATCGTCGAGTAGTTCACCGACGCGTTGCTGAACGGTCTGATCGTCAGCGCGTGGCGCATCAGGCAGCGGCGCAGACTCCTGCCCCGGTACTTCAACGTTTTTTTTCGGTCGTGCCATTGTGTCAGCTCCTGTTGATGATGGAGCCGTGAGTGTGGAACGGGATCGCGGTCGGAATCCTGACCAAATGAGGGCGCTATAGCGAGGCTGGAAAAATATTTATCTTAAAAATTGCAAAAAGTACTTGCAATCAATTATAGGTGCACCTATAATGATTTCATCAGCAGGACGCTGAAACGGGAAGGCCCCTACCGAAGCAGAGGCCAACATGAGGAAAGGGTTATGATGAAATTAGTCATCATCCTGATTGTGCTCTTAGTTGTAAGTTTCGCGGCTTACTAAGACAGTCAGGAGGAGGGGAGAAATCCCCTCCAACCCTAAACTCAATTCTAAGGTTGAATTATGGCACAGTCAACTAACGACATTCAGCGCAAAAGCGACGCAAAGCGAGGCGTACGACCGAAAGGATTCAAACTGCCAGTTGAAACAATTGAGCTGATTGCTCAGCTGGCAGAAAGAACAGGGAAGCCTCAGTCAGTGATAATCACCGAAGCGATCAACATGCTTTCAGCATCCCTCGAAGATTAACTCTCTGGCCGCTATCACAGCGGCCTTTCTGTGTGCAAAATTTGTTAAAAAACGGCGCTATTTAACATAATGTCCGTTACGCGCACCGTCAAAAAAGGACTCATTACGTTAAATAAGTGAAGGGGTTATTTGTTGCGGTTTACTACGGGAAAGTGGTGAAAATGGTCTGCATAAATCGTGCATAAAACAGGGCGGTTTTTGCATAGCGTTTTTAACCGATGAACGCCCTGTTTTTGCAAGTCTTCATGGTGCCAGACGCTTTGATCGCCAGGCGTAAACAAAACGCCGGGATGTGACCTGCGCCGGTAGTTCGGAGCGTGGGCGTTGTGTTACGTAGCACCAGAAATCTATCAACGCTTCGCCTGTGTGGTGGTTTGGAGCTGCGCCCTGCTTCCATCCGATGATAGCAGACTTCGACACGTCGAGTTCTCTGGCAATCTCCTGGAGGGGAATGCCGCTGCGCGTGATGTCGTTAATCACCCGGAACCAGTCTGTTTTGAACGTTGCGACTACTGGCATAGATCACCCCGCAAAACGCGCGCGCACGCGAGCATAGAGTGCGATTTTATTGAGCTTCTGGCGCTCGTTAATCGCCGTGGTGGAATCAAATCGTGTTTGCATATCGCTACCCGCAATAAATTACATGTTCGGCCTGTCCCAACCTGTCCCCACCTGTCCCATCTGTTTTCTAACCTTTCCCCCAATCGACTTATATATATATATGGGGTTCTTAGTAATAAGGTTGGGACAGTTGGGACAGTTGGGAACAGCTAATAAATTCAATCAGTTAAATGTCCCAACCTAGTTTATGAGGTTGGGGCAGGTTGGGACGCTGGCTCAAAGATCCTCATCTTTTTTCCGTCGACACGACGCTGTACGCGCTTATATCCGCAATTTTGCAAAACATTACTAATTCGCATTTCTTCGCGTTTTCCGATGTGGCTGGGATTTAAGCCAATCGCATCGCGTAGCACGTCGCTAGCGCGTAAAAATTCGCAATTTCGCGGAATGTCGTTAGTCATCAGGTCGGGCGTGTCGAGCCATTTCTCGACCGTTTCGAGCCACGCGTCCTTAATGGTGTACTGCTCATGGACGCTCGCACCGAGCCGCTCGGCATCGCGGAACTGGATACCGCCGAGGCGCTTAAACGTCTCTCGGGCCTCAGCCCAGAGCAAAAGGAGGTCTGTTTTTATCGCTTTCACGTCGACTTTCGACACCTCCACGGGTAGCCAGCGACGGTTACCGGTCTTGTCAGCGAGGAATTCGTCCTCGTTGGTGGTACCAACAAACACCAGGCGACGCGGGAACTGGGTAGCGAATTCACGGTATTTAGGGATCCAGTTCTCATGCGTACGCGTCACAAACGCTTTGATGGATTCGAGCTCTTTGGTATTGAGGCCGCGCAGCTCGCCGATCTCCGCCACCAGGCGCCCGCGCATCTTGCGTGCGAGGTCGTCGTCTTTCTCAGCGAACGAGATTTCAGTAAAGAAAGAAGGATCCGGGCTCAGCGCTTCCACGCCGGAGGACTTCCCGCAGCCCTGCGGCCCGACGAGGATTGGCACCATATCGGCCTTAACGCCGGGCTCCAGCACCCTGCCCGCCAGCGCCGTCCACATGTACATGGACACCGCGCGGGTATATGGCGTATCGGCGGTACCGAAGTGCGTATGGTAGAAAGATTCGATACGCGGCACGCCGTCCCATTCCAGCCCGTTCAGCCAGGTGGTCGCCGAGTCGAACGGCTGTTCGTCAGCGGCCAGCAGCACCACGTCGCGTATGAGCTCGCGCCCGACAGGTTTAAAGCCGCGCTTTTCCATCGTGATGCGCAGGCGCGCATAGTCCGCATCAGTGAACGCCTGCCACTGGCCGGAGCCCGCCGGGGCGAACATGATTTCATCTCGGAACTGGTCGAAGCGAATATCGATGTCCACGAAGTCAGGACGCACAACTGCTTTGGCTGCGTTGCTGATGGTGGCCTCAATCCGCCCCCATTTGTCACGCTCGAACGCCGGCAGCGGCAAAGGCTCTGCAATATCGGTGCAGGTCAGGTCGTCGAAATCGTCGTTGCGGATCCCGATGGCATTAAGGAAATCGCCGTCGTCGCGGTGTGCGCAACTAGCGTGCAGACATTTGAAATGGCCCTGCTCAAAGCCTGCGGTACCGCCTGGGAAGTAAACCGTACTGGTCGGGTCACCGCCGGTACTGTGGCCATCCTCGAACGGACAGCGGATATAGCGCTCGCCGTTTGCACCATCAAGCAACGTCCAGCCGTTTGCATCCAGATACTCCGCCGTTTCATCCGTGGCGCCAGGCGTGAACGTTGAGCGGTCGCGCATCTTCGTAGTGCCCGCTTCGGTGGTGGCCGACACAGGCAAAACAAAGGCCAGACGCTCCCAGATAAATTCCAGCTCGTCAGCAGTCATTACGGGCGGCTCGTCCGGCAGACCACCGTCCCATTCAATACGTGCGCCGCTGCTGTGTGTGCCACAGGCAACGAACTGCTGCCCGTTCGCCAGAAGCTCGATAATTCCCATATCGCCCGCCAGGCGGTGGATGCGCTTACGGAAATCCCCCTCAACGGCCAGCAGGTACAGACATTTATTGCTGTTGGCACGCCAGCGTCGTGGCGGCAGCTCACCCAGCAGCTGCACCAGCGTTTTGCTGATATCAGCCTGGATATCTTCATCTTCGCTGTCGCAGTCCAGCGCCAGCCAGCCATGACCAGTGCGTACGCAAATCCCGTAATCCGGCTCTTTCGACCAGCGGGCAAAGTCATGCTCCGTTGTAACGTGATTAGTCCACTGAGCAATACCGATGACCAGGCGATCGCGGTTGTAGCGGCTCGGTGTCTTGCCAAGCGCTTTCAGTTTACTGTCGGGGGAAATGGCCGCGCCCGGGTTGCACACGACCGGCAGCAGCTGGTCTGTACGCCCCAGCACCAGATCGAAGTGGAACCACTCGTCAGGCGTCGCCCCCCACATCTTTTTCTCTGGCATGGGTTACGCCTTATTGGCTTTTTGTGTTGGGAAGACATCTTCAAAAGCGCAACTAACGCCATTGTCGTTAAGCGCCTCGATTATCTTTTTAGCACTTTCAACATTGAGTTTGCGTATCCCTTTTTCGTAGTGGGCAATTGCCCCCTGTGATACATCAAGCGCATCGGCTAGCGAAGCTTGGGAAATGCCTGCTTCCTTTCTAAGTTTCTTTAAGTTATTCATGTCCGGCCTCAAAAGTAGGGGTCCAATGAATACAAAATACAATATGTAATTAATTTAGCAAACAAGTATTACACTGCGTACCTTTCAAAAGTATTACGAGGTGTAATAATAGCGTTATGAAAACGACATGGAATCAAGTGGCTAAGGCCAAGATGAAAGAACTCGGTGTCTCACAAGAGAAACTGGGGGAGATGCTGGGTCTAACTCAGGGCGGCGTTGCGCACTGGCTAAATGGAAAGCGCGACCCTGGGATTGAGAACATCGCAAGAATAATGCGAGCCCTAAATATCGATGAAATCAGCCTGCTCCCTGACGGCAGCGTCAAGACTTCTCAGGACGAAATTGAATACGCAGGGAGGCCAAAGGATGGTTTGGTTCCCGTTGTTGGTGAAGCTATGATGGGCGCTGATGGCGAGTTTGAAATGCAGGAAGTCTCACAGGGTTGGCTTCGCATTTACAGTTCTGACCCCGATGCTTTCTCTGTGAAAGTTAAGGGGGATAGCATGTTCCCGCGTATCAACTCTGGTGAGTTTGTCGTTATCGAACCAAGGACGCAGGTATGCCCAGGCGATGAGGTTTTTGTCAGAACAGCCGACGGTAAAAACATGATTAAGCGGTTGGGCTACCATCGCGATAACACCTACCAGTTTATCAGCGTCAACCAGCAGCACCCGCCGTTAACAATGGATGATTTTTCTGTCGATAAAATTTACTTTGTAGCCGCTATTGTAAAATCCTCCCGGTTCATAGACAACATAACCGACCTTAACGCTCCAATCTAATTCCCTGCGCTACACAAGTATCAGCCCGCTAACGCGGGCTTTTTTACGTCCGCACCAAAATAAATTACATTCCGTATTGACGAAATAAATACATTGCGTTATTTTCAATTACAACAAAACGTAATAACGCTCTTTAACAAACAGAACCGCGTGACAGGCAAATCGCAGTGCCCTGGCAAAACGAAATAGCGCCGCGAAGGATCGCAGGCAATCGGGGGACGCAAGGCGAACCAACCCGTAGAGGACTACACCGCGACAAGCCCAGACGTCACGCAATTTGGAACGCCCCGTTGATGGGGCGAAGTGAACTTATCAAGCGTCTGTCAGGCGCTTCATTAAGTTCATTGCATTGCTGTGTGTAGTCTTTGCCCCTCGCAAGAGGGGCTCTTTTTTGGAGCACCACCGATGAAACCTGAACACCTCCACCGGCTGACGGGGCGCGATGTGCTCCGCTGGCGCCGCAAACACTTCGATTTGATTACCGGTCTGGCCCTCGCTACTGCGTTCGGCCTGGCTATTACCTTCATTCTCCTTGTAGCGAGGACCGTAGTATGAGTTTAGAAACCAGTCTTGAACTTAATAACCAGTTGGTAACCCGTAACAACGAACTGCTGGAACGTCTTATCAGCACGCTGGCGTCGGGTGTTGTCATGCACCCTGATTCCGCTGCACAGGTTCAGGCGTACCACGAAACCGTGACCGAAACGGGCGGTGCAGTTCCGACGCTGGATGACCTGACATTTAGCGATGTTATCGCACTGGCTACTTTCTACCCGGTAGCAAAACCCATCAGCCTGACCATGCTGCAGCGTGCCATTGATTACCGCGACGCAACCGGCGAGCAGCGTGTGGTCCAGATTGATGCGCTGGACAGCGCATTGCAGGGCGTCAAACGCGCAAAAGAGTTGCTTAAACCCGCACTGCTCGACCTGTCCCGCAACATTCTGAAATTCTGGGATGAGTTGCCAACTATCGGTGATCGTCGTGCTTTCGCCGAGCGCCTTCTTGATGCTCCGCCAGCCGGACGCGATGAAGTGAAGCCGAAAAAGGGCAGCGCCAGTAAAGACAAGCAGCAGGAACGCAAAGGCCCGTTCTACTGGAAATATGCTGCTGGTGATTCTTTTGGCATGGTTGATGACCTCGGCGCTCTGAACGAAATCCTTGAAGATGAACTGACCGTCGAGATTAACAAGGTTGAGTATCTGCAACTGAAAGAATCGGCGGACAAAGCTGGAGCAAACCCGGACCAGCCTGACTTTGTTGCACTGCGTGAAGATGCCAAAAACCTGATCCTTAAGCTGGCTAAAGGTGGTTACCGGGAAGAAGCGAAAACAATCCTGGGCAATTTTGGCGGGACTAAGCTCGGCGAAGTTGCTGACGAGCACCTGGCCGACGTCATCGCCCAGGCTGAAAAGGCGCTGGAGAGCTGATTATGAATCCAGGTATTTATTTCGATATCAGCAATGAAGATTACCACGCCGGCGACGGCGTGAGTAAATCACAACTCGACCTGCTGGCAAAAACCCCGGCACTTTTAAACTGGGTAAAAGACGCACCAGAAGATGAAGACAAAAAAGCGGCCCTCGATATGGGAACTGCGCTGCATTGTCTTCTGTTAGAGCCTGACGAGTTCGATAAGCGCTTCATGATTGCCCCGCCTTTTAACCGTCGTACTAATCAGGGGAAAGCGGACGAAGAAGCCTTTTTGAAGGAAGTAGAAGACCGCGGCGCAACCGTAATGTCAGCGGAAGAAGGAAGAAAGCTACGCCTGATGCGTGCAAGTGCAATGGCCCACCCAACAGCGCGCTGGTTACTGGAAACCAAGGGGCATTGCGAAGCGTCGATGTACTGGAATGACGAAACCACGGGCGAACTCTGCCGCATCCGTCCTGATAAATGGCTGCCGGATTACAGGATGATCGTCGATGTCAAGAAAGTGGCAGACATGGACCGTTTTGCCAGACATGTCGAAGAGTTTCGCTATCACGTTCAGGAGGCCATGTACCGCGAAGGCGCACTGCGGGCCACCGGTGAATCGCATAGCTTCTTGTTTCTTGCCATAAGTGAAAGTATCGACTGCGGCCGCTATCCCGTTCGCGTATTTGAACTGGATCTTGCCGACAGCGCCGCTGGCCTCGCGTTATTCCACCGGGATTTAAATACCTACCATCAATGCCGCCAGTCAGATGAATGGAGAGGCGTCGAAGTTATTAAACGCCCTGACTGGGCCCGTAAGCAGGACTCAAATATTATGAATGAAGAAAGCCAGAACGTTCATAGCCAGGTGCTGAACGATTTCGAAGTAATAGCCTCACCGCTCGAGCTCCCTCTTACTGAACTTTTTGAGCGTGTACCTTTGCTCACACCGGAACAACTCGCTGAAATATACAGCCAGGTTGGCCGTATCGAATCCTTTTGCAATGCCATCCGTGAAAGGGTAGCCCACGACCTGAACGCCGGTTTACCTGTACCCGGATTCAAGCTGGTTACCACCCCACCCGGCGGGCCAGAATGGAGCGATGCAACTGCTGCCGAAGAACTGCTGAAGTCGTTCAGACTGAAGCAGGAACAGATGTACAGCTATACGGTGATCACACCAGAACAGGCTGAAAAACTCATCAAAGAAGCCAGCCCACGCCGCTGGCCGAAAGTCGAAGCGCTGATCACCCGCGCTGACGGTAAGCCCACCGTCGCCCCCGAATCTGACCCGCGCCCAGCGCTCACCATCAACCCTGTTAACGATTTCGACGACGTGTCTGACGATGCGCTCGCCGCAGATCTCATCTGATTAAGGAAGTATCTCTATGAAACTGAAACTGCAAAACGTACGCCTTGCCTTTCCATCCCTGTTCGAAGCCAAAACCGTAAATGGCGAAGGCGATCCGCGCTTCTCTGCTGTCTTCCTGCTGGACCCGAAACACCCGCAACTGGAAGAAATCCGCAAAACGCTTAAGCAGGTGTCGAAGGAAAAATGGGGCGAGAAGTGGGAAACCATCTACAACCAACTGGAGAAAAAACTCAATCTCTGCCTGCACGACGGCGACGAGAAAGCCGAATACGAAGGCTTCCCGGGCAACTTCTTCCTGAATGCTGCCAACAAAGCACGCCCGGCTGTCATCGATCGCGACCGTTCTCCGCTAATCCAGGCTGATGGCCGTCCTTACGCCGGTTGCTACGTCAACGCGGTGATCGACATCTGGGCGCAGGACAACAACTTCGGCAAACGCGTTAACGCATCGCTGGGTGGCGTCCAGTTCCTGCGCGACGGTGACGCGTTCGCTGGCGGCGGTGTTGCCGCACCGGACGACTTTGACGACATCAGCGAAGGCGCTGACGCCGACGCGCTGATTTAAATACCAAAACAGCCCTCATTGAACCGGAGGGCTTATAAAGTTTGTTGCATCTATTTTATTTAACTCTAAATTTATTTCCTTACACCGTTTTGCAAATGGAATTCGTGTAAACATGAATATTGCAAACACTGCGTAAAAAATGGAAAAGAAAATAAGAATAGGAATACCAAAACTACCAAGAGGCGATAGATATTCTGTATCAAACCTTGCCCTAGCAAGTTGATAAATAGGGAGCAAAATATAAAAAAGCCCAACAAACTTAAAGAAAATCCGTGCTTTTTTAAAGGAACTGGTCTCATAATTCAACTGAAAATTATTTGACGCTTCTGACACTCCGATAAATTGAATTAAACTCTTCCACGGAACTGGCTTTAACTCACCCCTTGTGCGATTCTCAATATAAATATATTTCCTTCTAAATTCAGGGTTGTTAAATTTCGCATAAGGCCTCATTACAAGAGTATTAATTTTATTAGCCATGAAAACTTTATCTTCATATGATAAATACCCTGAGTTATTTTTTAACAAATCATTAATACAGTTGATTTTGCTAGTGCGCCCACCACCATCACCTTTAACAATCTTATAAAATGAGTTTGCCAAAGCAGCAATAATGGGTATCCCTGCCCCCACAGCTCCCCAAAACTCTTTGCTGTTGAAAAGTTTAGCCCACTCAATAGGCTCCATACTATCCTCCTAAGGTAATTCAATGAATAATTGTCCAAATATACTATGGGGCGACCTGGAAACATATTGTGATACGCCAATAAATAACGGTACTCACGCTTATGCTGAGAACGTGGAAGTGATGCTATTCGCTTGGGCTATCGATGACGGCCCCGTCAGTGTCTGGGATCTGACTGCTGGCGAGCCAATACCCGAGCCGTTGTGGTTCGCCCTTCGTGACCCCGATACCCTGCTTTATTTCCACAATTCACATTTCGACCGTACCGTTCTGCGCCACACTCACCCTCGGCTGGCACCAGAGGTCACACGCTGGCGCGACACTATGGTGCAGGCGTTAGCCCACAGTCTCCCCGGCGCGCTGGGTGCACTCTGCGAAGTGCTCGGCGTTCCGCAGGACAAAGCAAAGGATAAGGAAGGTAAAGCTCTGATCCAGTTGTTCTGCAAGCCACGACCGAAGAACAGCAAACTGCGCCGGGCCACCAGCAAAACCCACCCGGAAGAATGGCGGCGCTTTGTTGCTTATGCTGGCCTTGATATCGAAGCCATGCGCGAAGTCTATAAACGGCTGCCGAAGTGGAATTATCAGGGGGCAGAGCTGGCGCTCTGGCATCGTGACCAGCAGATCAACGACCGCGGCGTCTGCATGGACGTACAGCTCGCGCAAGCAGCTATCGAGGCGGTAGACCTGGAGCAGAAACGTCTGGCAAAACGCACGCAGGTGATGACCGACGGCGAAGTGCAGGCGGCCACGCAGCGCGATGCGCTGATAAAGCACATTGTTGAATCCTACGGCGTGGACCTTCCGGACATGCAGCGTAGCACACTGGAACGCCGCATCGCGGATCCTGATTTGCCGTCTGCGGTGAAGGAGCTGCTACACATCAGGCTCCAGGCCAGCACTACCAGCACCAGTAAGTACAAATCACTGATGAAGGGTGTAAGCCGCGATGGCCGTCTGCGCGGCACGCTGCAGTTCTGCGGCGCATCGCGAACCGGGCGATGGGCCGGGCGCTTATTCCAGCCCCAGAACCTGCCCCGCCCTTCACTTAAGCAGGACCAGATAGACGAGGGAATCGAGGCGCTGAAAGCCGGGTGCGCCGATCTGCTGTTCGATAACATCATGGAGCTGACCAGCTCGGCGCTGCGCGGCTGCATCATGGCACCGGAAGGCAAAAAGCTGGTGGTTAGCGACCTGTCGAATATCGAAGGGCGAAAACTGGCCTGGCTTGCTGGCGAGCAATGGAAGCTGGACGCGTTCAGGGATTATGACACTTTGATTCTGGACCAGAACGGCGCTCCAATATGGGATGCCGCCGTGAAGGATTTTAAACGTCGGGGACCCGACCTGTATAAGCTGGCCTACGCCCGCGCCTTCAATATCTCACCGGATGATGTTGATAAATACCAGCGTCAGATCGGCAAGGTGATGGAGCTGGGCCTCGGCTTTGGTGGTGGCGTTGCGGCGTTCCTTACCTTCGCCCTGGTCTACGGCCTCGATCTCGACAAGCTGGCGAACGCCGCACTGCCGAACATTCCACGCGATGTCATCCGCGAAGCGAAAAGCTGGTACGACGAATCGGTTAAACGTAAGTCGACCTTTGGCCTGTCCGAGCGTGTATTCATCGCATGTGACTCGCTCAAGCGCCTGTGGCGCCGGGCGCACCCAGCGACCTGCGATTTCTGGTACGAGCTCGAGCGCACTGTCCGCACTGCTATCGCCACACCCAAAAAGACGCTGTACTGCGGTTATCTCAAAGTCCGGCGCGATGGTGCGTGGCTGCGCATACAACTGCCGTCCGGGCGAGCGCTGTGCTACCCGTCCCCGTCTATTGAGAAGGGGAATATCACCTATCAGGGCATTAACTCCTATTCGCGCAAATGGCAGCGGCTCAAAACCTACGGCGGAAAGCTGGTGGAAAACGTCACGCAGGCTGCTGCCCGTGACGTTCTGGCCGGAAACATGCCGCTGATCGAAGATGCCGGTTACAGCATTGTGCTGACGGTACACGATGAGGTTATTTGCGAAGCGCCGGACACTGATGATTTCAACGATAAAGCGCTTTCCGCGCTGCTCTCCACTAACCCCGAATGGGCGCCCGATATCCCGCTGAACGCTGGCGGCTTCGAGGCATATCACTACCGTAAGGAATAATCCCTATGTCATTTAAATATCGGGACAGTCCGCTGTATTACCGGTCTGCGCGCGAAGCTGCACGCCTTGAGCTGGCCGGAGAATATGACCGCGCGGCGAAGGTGTGGGCGAAAGCTAACCGGGAGTCGCGTAACGAACTTAATCAGGATTGGAGCGAACGGCGGAATGATTTCTGCCTGATGCAGAACATGCGCGAAAAGCGTAAGGCTGTGGGCGATGGCGTATGAGCGTGAAAGCCTTGTAGAAAAGTACCTCGTCGCCGAAGTGAAGAAAGCTGGCGGGGTCGCTTATAAGTTCGTGTCACCCGGTCGCCGCTCGGTACCAGATCGCATTGTTCTGCTACCCGGCGGCCGTCTCGTTTTCGTTGAATGCAAAGCGCCCGGAAAACCACCACGCACGGACCAGCTTCGCGAGCACGAACGTCTGCGCGCGCTGGGCTTCACCGTGGTGGTGCTGGATAGCAAAAATCTGGAGGGGATATTGTGAGCCTCTTCTGGAGGCTCGTTTTATCAGCGCTTTTTAGGCGGAGGGGCAACGTGTTGTGTAGTTTGAGTCTGGCTTGGGGGCTGATAGCCATTATTTTGCTGCTGGGGAGAAGAAGGATTTCTGGTCGGTTGATAGCCTTCATTACCGGAGCGAGATCCATGATCAACTGGTTTTTGGGGGGCTGCCATACATACCTCTTACTGTGTGGTTATGGGATTCAACTTTAGAAATTCTACGCTTTCTATTTCACTAGTTAAAATAACTATACCTAAGGTATCCTGCAATTCATGATCAAAGTCACCATCTTCATCAAGAGCCCAATGCTTCTCTAGGTAAATCTGCTCAGGTTCAGGGCTACCCGAAGCAAAAGAGTCGTATCCATAAAGACCACCATATTTTTTACCTGATTTAAGAGTTACAAGTACCCAACAACATTGATTTTTAGAGAAGAAGTAGTCCCACGGTCGACCTGTTGGATGAGGCAGATATTTTCGTATGTATTGACAACGCCGGATTACTAATAAGAGTAAAGGTAAAACAACAGGAAGGACAATCAAAACAAAAAAGAAAAATAAATAATACAAAAAAGGATGTGTTGAATATACATTATTAGTTTCTACAGCATAAATTGGAACGATAAGAAATGCATAGTTTATACAGCTATACGAAACGACATCAATAAGAAGTTTGGACGTATCCCTATCAGCTGAGGGATGGAAAAGACTATATATTTTCATGCTGATAAACCCGGGCATAATAAACAACACGAACAATAATAACTTTCCTTTTTCTAAAATATCCATTCACTTATTCCAACACATAAACATTTGTTGAGTTTACACAAAAGAGATGCAGCATGGTTAACATTTTCACTCCTCGGCCATACCAAGATCTAATCATCAACCACGAAATCGACATTCAGCGCTGCAACATCTGGGCGGGTATGGGTATGGGTAAAACAGTGGCGACGCTCACCACGCTGGAAGATCTCTTCATGGCAGGAGCAGAAACGCGGCCCGCGCTGGTTCTCGCGCCGCTGCGCGTGGCTGCCAGTACCTGGCCTGATGAAGCGGTGAAATGGGGGCATCTGCGCAATATCGAGGTGCAGCCGATTGTCGGTAATGCCAAAGCGCGCGCTGCGGCGCTGGCGAACAGCAACGCGAGCGTGTTTACCATCAACTACGACAATCTGGTCTGGCTGGTGGAAGAACTGGGCGGCGGCCGCTGGCCCTTCGGCACCGTCATTCCCGACGAGAGCACCCGGCTGAAATCCTTTCGGCTGCGTGGGGGTGGTAAGCGTGCGGCGGCGCTGGGCAAAGTGGCACATAAGCACATACGGCGTTGGATGAACCTTACCGGTACGCCAGCGCCAAATGGCCTGGTAGATTTGTGGGGGCAAGCGTGGTTTGTGGATCAGGGGCAGCGCCTCGGGCGAACTTACGGCGCGTTTACCTCCCGCTGGTTCAACTCAATACAGTTTCCGGGGCAGAGCTGGACGAAGCTGGAGCCGTTCGCTCATTCGCAGGACGAGATACAGCGGGCGCTGGCCGACGTCACTATCTCGCTGGATGCCGCCGACTGGTTCGATATCAAAGAGCCCATCCATAACGTTATTCGCGTGGACATGCCACCGAAAGCCCGCCAGCAGTATCGCGAAATGGAAAAAGAAATGTTCCTCGAGCTGAACGGCGAGGGTATCGAAGCGCCGAACGCCGCGGCAAAGACGGTGAAGTGTCTGCAAATTGCCAGCGGCGCGGTATACACCGACGACGCCGGAAGCTGGTCAGAACTGCACGATGCCAAGCTGCAGGCGCTGGACAGCATACTGACCGAAGCAGCTGGCGCACCGGTGCTTGTGGCCTACCACTGGAAACACGACCTTGCACGCCTGCTTAAAGCGTTCCCGCGTGGTCGCCACCTCGACCAGGATCCGCAGACGCTGCGCGACTGGAACGCCGGAAAAATACCGGTTCTGTTCGCTCACCCCGCCAGCGCAGGCCACGGCCTAAACATGCAGGACGGAGGCAACATTCTGGTGTTTTTCTCGCACTGGTGGGATCTGGAGCAGTACCAGCAAATTATCGAACGCATCGGGCCAACCCGGCAAATTCAGGCCGGACATAACCGCCCGGTGTACATTCACCACATTATCACCGCCGACACCATGGACGAAATGGTGATGGAACGGCGCAACTCAAAACGAACGGTGCAGGATATCCTGCTCGATGCCATGAAAAAGAGAGGCGTACTATGATTACTGACTTTATGACCGAAAATGAAGTCTCTGAGTTACTGCAGAAAAAACGAACCGCCTTGTACAACCTGCGCAAAAAACACGGCTTTCCTGAACCGGTGCTTACTCATCCGTCGCGCTACAGTCGCCAGGCTGTTGAAAAATGGATTAACGAGGGAGGTGTTAACCGAGCTGTTTAACGTGCCAGAAAATCTTATCAGCATACAGTTCGTACGCCTCTTTCTGCTCTGCCAACCAATCGTGTTTATTATACACCGCCATCACTCCCCCCAGCTCATGCCCCAGCATCTTTTCGGTGACATGGGGCATAACCCCTTCCCCAGATAAATTCGTTACCAGTGAGCGCCGGAAGTCGTGCGTTCGCCACTCCGGTATCTCGATCTTTTCCCTCAGCTTTTTCATGTACAAATTTGCCGATGAACGATCAATAGCTTTATCCAGTTCCTGCCCGGGGAATAACACATCATGCCCCGCATTAAGCAGCCGTTCGATATACGGTTTCGCCTGGTCGAAGATCGGACGGCGAATGATGTTCCCCATCTTTGAATGCTCTTTTGGCGTCGTCCATATCAGGTCTTCCATGTTGAATTCGCTGGCCGTCGCGAGGCGCAGTTCGGAAAGGCGGGCACCCCATAGCAACAGCAGCTGGTGCAGCACTTTGTTGGATGAAACTATTTTCGAGTTCTCCAGCGCGATCCAGACCTTTGCCAGTTCCGTATAGGTAAGCACGCGGCTACCCTCATCTGGTTTTTTACCGATATTCTTTACGCTGAGTTTGAGCAATTCGCATGATGGAATTAGCTGGCGACTGATACACCAGTTAACGACGGAACGCAGCTGCAGGAGAAGCACGCGCGCCTTTTTTTTGTTGAGACTTTCTTGTTTATCAAAAAAGCGTACCCAGGCCGAAACCGGAATATTGGCTACAGGCGCGTCCTCGAACTGTGTGTACATCGTGTTGTACACAACCGATTTGTACAGGGTCTGCGTGTTGGGCTTCAGGTCAGCGACATACTTATCCCACCACTGATCCAGGCATTCTTTTAATGTCAGTTCACCGTCGCTACGGGCAAAATAGTTTTTGGGATTAACCCCCTTCATGTACAATGCGCGCATCTCGCCGACGATCACGCGGGCTTCTTTGAGGGACGTTGACGGATAACGCCCAACGGTAAGGCGCACCGGCTTACCGTTCCAGCGGTAACGATACTGGAAAGAGATTGTGCCGGTAGGGGTAACCCTCGCGCTCATGCCGTCGCCGTCGGTGATCTCCGTCGGGCCGGAATATGGCTTACCATGAAGGCCGCGCAGTTTAGTGTCGCTTAGTGCCAATGCATTATATCCTGTACACAAATTTATAAGGCATTCTGTACTCAATGTGTACGCATTGGCAAGTGAACAAAGCCTGTTTTAACGTAAAACAAGAAAGCTAAACGCGAACAAAAACGCACTTACACCTTGATGTTAAACCGCTAAAGGCGGTACTATCTGCAAATCGGTGAACAAACAAAATCAATCGCCAACAAAGTCCCCTTAGTTAAATGGATATAACGAGCCCCTCCTAAGGGCTAGTTGCAGGTTCGATTCCTGCAGGGGACACCATGGACACTTCTCACTAAGTCTAATTAATTCCATAACCCACTGTTTTAACTGTACTCATCTCCTTTTACTTGTCCAGCAAAGTGCCATTATTTCTAATGGAATCTATACATCTTTGCGTATAACATTGTGTATAACTGAGTTCGATCTTTTTTCTATACACATGCTGCTATCTGACATCCAAATAAAACGAGCAAAACCGAAGGACAAACCCTATACGCTTAACGATGGTATGGGGCTATCGCTCCTCATCGACACATCGGGTAGTAAAGGCTGGCGTTTTCGCTATCGCTTTGCTGGTAAGCCTAAGATGATTTCCTTCGGCGTATATGGCGATGTGTCGTTGGCACAGGCACGTACCAAACGTGATGAAGCCCGTTCGATGTTGGCTAAAGGGATCAACCCAAGTGAAGCCAGAAAGGCAAATAAGATTGCTTTGCAGTTTGCTCATGAGAACAGCTTTGAATCTGTGGCCAGAGAGTGGCACTCATCGAAAAAAGCCACCTGGTCAGAGGGATATGCAAAAGAGGTTCTCAATTGTATGGAAAAGGATATTTTTCCTTTTATCGGCCAGCGCCCAATTGAGCAGATTGAACCATTAGAACTGCTAACCGTCCTGCAAAAAATAGAGAAAAGAGGTGCGCTAGAGCAAACCAGCAAGATCCGCCGCCGTTGTGGTGAAGTGCTTCGTTATGCAGTTGCCACTGGCAGAGCAAAGTATAATTTTGCACCCGATTTAGCTATCGCACTTAACAAACCTAAAACTCAACACTTCCCGTTCCTGAGTGAAAGCGAGTTGCCCGAGTTCGTAAATGCTCTGGATAACTATCAGGGCAGTTTAGTCACCAAATACGCCACGCAGCTGTTGATGCTAACCGGAGTGCGCACAATTGAACTACGTGCAGCGGAATGGGCTGAGTTTGATTTAGATAATGCCTTATGGGAGATCCCCAAAGAACGGATGAAGAAACGCCGCCCCCATCTGGTTCCGTTATCTACTCAGGCGATCAGCATCCTGAAAAAGCTGCAAGAAATAACTGGGAATTACAGCCTCGTTTTCCTTGGGCGAAACGACGTCAGGAAACCAATGAGCGAAGCCAGTATCAACAAAGTGATAAAGCTGCTTGGCTATCATGGTCGGTTAACGGGTCACGGCTTCAGGCATACCATGAGTACTATTTTGCATGAACATGGTTTTGAAAGCAGCTGGATTGAAATGCAGCTTGCACATGTTGATAAGAATTCCATTCGAGGGACTTACAATCATGCGCAATATATTGAAAAAAGAAGATTGATGATGCAATTTTATTCCGACTTACTTTGCTTCCTAAAATAATCATCTAATATATTTAAAGTATAATATTCCCTTTGTATTCTTCCATCTATAGACTCATACTGAACATATACAACCGGATTAGATGGAGTACCTTTATTGACTGACAAGTCAGCATTAAAAATATTTTTGCAATCAGGTAGTCGCCTTACAATATCTATTGCTACATTAATGTATTTAACATATTTTTCATTACCTTCGAAGATATATGGAACACCATTCTCGACTGTAGCAAGCACTTTATTGTTATAACTCCGGTCCTTGTAACAATCCTCCAATCTATTTCTTTCTAATTTATAAGTATCCGCCTTCATAGACATTTTATAGTATTTTAAACCACGACCACATAAGACTTTCATTACAAGTTTTATAAATCTAGAATCGCATCTACAACCGAAATATATTGATTTTAAACTTGATGGTTTATATTTATACAACCCTGATTGCCCTGTAACTATTCTAACTTCATCCTCATGCTTCCATCGAAGAGATTTTGTACCTATCATCTTCCTATTCAAGTTCCCTGCCATTTTCTTACTTTCAAAGAAATCAAGAAGATCTATATCCGTTATACAAGGCATTTTTTCCTGATAGTCAACTGGAATGACCAATTCATCCCTCATTCTGTATTCCATTAGTTCATCTAATTCATATTCAAGACAAAATCCACGATGAGAATCTGCGTAATAAGCCCAAAGGAGTTCATCTTCAAACGTTTTGCTCAATGAATAAATACCAAATTCATTAACATTATCGGCATACTCCCGTAAAACTTTCAAAGTCGATGCGTTTATCTTTTTAAGATCTTGCTCTTTTATAACAGATCGCATTTGACTTAATGCAAAATGATTTTCATTTATTGTAAATCTTGCTTCAAAGATATCGTTCAATAAATTAAATGGCGCACTATAAATTTCATTATTATAAAGACTACGCAGATCTCTCTTAAGAATACTTTTATTCCCACCTCTATATTTATAAACTTTCATTTCGTTACCTTTAATATCTATCAGTTCCCACGTATAATTTAAACCCATAATTTGAACGTTCTATTTTTTTAAGTATTATTTTTTTGTCGTTTATTATTTTTCTTATTTCTTGATAACACTCAGGGCTTGATTTATATCCCAGTATAATGCAGTCAATAGATTCATCAGAATATTTGCATACTCTATAGTCATCCTCATTATTTCTCGCCACATCCTGATGAACTAATCTAAACTCCTGTTCATATCTCCAGTTTTCATCCTTCGTAAAAATTATATTTCTAGCTGGATTGCTATTATCATACAATCCTTCCATAAGGTTTATTGGTTCATTAGTATATTTAACCTCCCCATAATCAAATAACGACAAATCATTCAATAACACATCTTTCTTAAATCTTAGGCAAAATCCAGTATGTGAATTAGAATAATGAGACCATAATAAAGAATTTGTTGCAGTCTGAGAAAAACAACATATAAATGCTCTTGACAATGATGCCATTACAAGTTCATAAACCGGATAAAGATCTGTCCGTTCAATACTATTCTTCTCTATATATTCCCTATTCTTTTCAATTTGTTGGTTAACTATAAAATCAATTAAATCATCATTATTTTTTGCCAACTCCAATAATAGACTGTTATTCTTATTAACGTTAATAAACTTTCTTATAGATGTTATTGACATTAATGTAATAGGAACATTTAAAGAGCAATCAAAAGGATCATTAAACTTAGCACCTCTAGAAAACCAAATTTCATTATTCTTCAATGCATTCAAACTATTTTCATCAAATCTTCGATACTTATATATATACAATTTTCCCTCCTAAATCAGTGACACGTCCTTTGATGAAGAATCATACCTCAACATTATAAAACGCTCAAATGACCAAAATCGCACTACACCGCACCCGCCTGCGGTTTTCATATCACTAAAATTTTTCAGTTGTGATTTATTACAAACGATATCACCAGCCCGCGCCCGTTCTGGGGATGCTCTGCGAGACAGGAACTGAAAAGAATGAAAAGAAATTCAGCTTTTTTCAGTTTTACTGTCCGTAGTATCTTTGGCCTGAATACGCAACTCTATGATATTAAATGGATAATTAATTTTAGGTGTGTGATTTTATGAAGGTTTGTGAAACATGAAAAACATAACAAATTGAAAAATAATAATTTTATGTTCGTATAAACTGAAATCCTGTGGTCTGGTTCCGGGAACGGATCGGCCATTCCCGACGCATACTTTACCCATTCTTTTGCGCAGCCAGCAGCAACTTTAAAGCCTTTCTCCGCTCCTCGGGTGGAATGGCATCAATTAGCTCTTTAACCCTCCCCTGCCCGTTCAGCGCGCTTGGACTAACGGAATGGGAGAAAGCAACATTCATCACAAACGAGTGACCGCACTCCACATTAGAGCAATAGCAGTACACATCGTACAGTTGTGGGTGTTTCCTGTTTGTTTTACCTAAGCCAGTCAAATTAATCACTTCTGATATTCTCAGAAGTCTATATATTTTTTGGGGTGCGTTTTCCCGAGGCAATAAGCTCAT